CTTTCTCAGGTGGCGAAGCCGTCCGATCTTGCGGATATCGATTTCAATGTGAAATGGAACAAGGACAATATTGCAGAAGCAAAGAAAAAGATCGAACATCTTCACGAACAAATAGACAGTATTAAAGAGGGTTTCCACTTTAAAAAATGAAGGTCGCGGCTACCAGAATTCTCAATGCTTTGATGAAGAACAAAGCGCCCATTATTATTCTTGAGGGAAGCATGCGTTCTACGAAGACCTTTAGTCTAATCCAATGGGCTATCGCTTTGGGGCATTCTGGGAAAAAGACGCCTTTAGTGATTCGGTTTTATCGCCGCCATTCAGTAACCGCCAGGAAGACCTTGGTCAAGGATTTTAAGAAGATAATGAAAACCCAGTTCCTCCACCTGTGGAATGAAGATGCCTACAATAAAACAGAAGGTATTTTTACCTGCCCGGATGGTTCTGAAATCTGCTTTTCCGGTTGTGACGATATTGAAGACCTCCACGGGCAGACGCAAGATATTGCTATTCTCAATGAAGTAATGTCGATCGGATATAACAGCTATGAACAGATTGCCCCCAGGACACGGTTATTTGTGGCGATGGACTTTAACCCATCCGTAACTCAGCATTGGGTTTTTGATAAGATTCTGGATAAGATGCCAAAGCATAAATTTATGTATTTGCATTCGACCTACCTGGATAATCCGTTTCTGACCCCGGAACAGATTTATCATATTGAGAAATGGGAACCGACTGAAGAAAATATTAAAGCAAAAACCAACGACAAATGGCGTTGGGAAGTCTACGGACTGGGGCTTCGGTCAAAAAGAGAAGGGTCCATTCTTTTGCATTGGGACTTGTGCGAAGAATACCCGGATAAAATGTCTTGTCAGAAATTCGGCTATGGCCTGGACTTTGGATTTAGTGAAGACCCCACCGTCTTAGTTGAATGCGCTCTATTCCAGAACCAAATTTACCTGAAACAGAGGATTTATGAAAAAGGGCTGACGACCCTACAGAACCCGAATGACCCGTCCATCCCATCAATTCAAAAGAGACTTGAAGAAGCTAAGATATCAAAAACGGACCTGATTATAGCTGACAGTTCCAGGCCGGACAATATCGCTTCGCTCCGGGGAATCGGTTATAACATTATCCCATGCAAAAAGGGGCCTGGATCGGTGGAAGCCGGGTTGGATTTAATCAATACTTTTAGTACCCATATCCATATTGATTCAATTGAACTGCAAGGGGAAGCCGAAAATTATTGCTGGAAAGTGAATCCGCTGACAGAAAAAACATTGAATGTTCCTGAAGATAAAGATAACCATGGAATCGATGGATTTAGATACTGGGTCACCCATCACTTTTCAAAAATGCAATTAGAGAAACCGCAACATAAACCTTTAGCCTTTGTAAGCGAGTTTAGATATGTCGGATAAGCTGGAAGAGATCCATAAAGAAGCCTTGGAGTTTTACGATGAATCAGTAAGCTTTGACGTGGAGGAAAGGGGCAAGTCCGTTGATGATGTTCGCTATTTGAACATGGATGACTGCCAATGGGACGACTACACCAAGAGCGTTCGAAGAGATCGCCCAATGTATCACATTGACAAAATATCACTGCCCATGAACCAGCTCAAAGGTGATTATAAACAGAACCGGGCAGAGCCTAAGATTATCGCGGTTGATGGTGCCGGAAACGCTAAAGTTGCCGAGGTAATGGGAAGCCTTATTCGAACGATTCAGAATGAACCGAAAGCGAGATTTGCCAAAGACAAAGCCGCCGAATGTATGTTTGAAGCTGGATTCGGAGCCTGGAGAGTTATAACGGAGGAAGATCCAAACGATCCTTTTATTCAAAACATAAAAGTTCTTCCTATTCTTGATCCATGGTATTCCGTCTGGCGCGACCCTTTCGCTGAAGATCTTAATGGACGGGATGATAACGGAACGATCCTTGAACGGGAGTTATCAAAAAGAGCTTTTGAAAGACGATTTCCTGATAAAGCCGCGTCTGATATCCAGGCGCCAATGAACCGGCGAGGGGATAACAGAAGTAACCGCTGGTTTGGACGGGATACCGTAAGAGTCGCTGAATACTGGCGGCGGACCATGGAACCGGATACCGTTTACTTAATGAACGATGGCCGGGTAATCAGAAAAAGCAAAGCCGGCGATGTTTTAGACGAATTATCCAATCAAGGCATTTTGGTCGTAAAAGAGAAAAAGGTAAAATTCCCTCTTGTCAGAATGTATAAAATGTCTGGCATCGAGATACTGGAAGAACCGTCAGAATGGATGGGAATGACGATCCCAATTATCACTGTTTATGGATACATTACTCATATTAATAATTGTCGCTATTACCGCGGCATGGTGCGCAAGGCTAAAGACCCTTCAAGGATCTATGACTATGCAACCAGTGCCAATATCGAAGCGATTGCGGCCTCGCCGAAAGACCCTGTTTATGTAACGCCGGAACAGATTTCCGGACACGAATCGATGTATGAAAACTTTAATTCTAATAACAGTCCATTCATGCTTTATAACCCAGATCCGGAAGCTCCTGGGCCACCACAGCGCGGCGGTGCCCCTGCGGTTCAGGCAGGGTTAATTCAACAGATTCAACAAGCAGATTTCGACATCCAGGCCACAACGGGAAGGTTCTCGCCGTCACTGGGAGATAACCCCAAGGATCAAAGCGGGAGGGCTGTTATTGCTCAACAAAAACAAGGGGATTTGGGAACGTTTAGCTTGGTCGATAATATGTGGAGCGGAATCACCTTTGAAGGTGAGATCATTATGGACCTGATCCCGAAGATATATGATACGGAAAGGCTGGAACGTATCATAAAGGCGGATGGAACAACCGAACTGGTTGCCATTAATCAGACCATTATTGATGAACAAACGAACCGCCCCGTGGTAGTCAATGATCTGTCCGTGGGCCGGTATAATTTAACAATTGACATCTCCCCTTCCTTCAAAAGCCAGAGACAGGAGCAGTTGAATCTTTTAGAGGCGATGTCGCGAACGAGTCCAGAAATTGCCCTATTATCTTCTGACTTAAAAGCGCGGGTTACGGACTTCGCTTTCTCGGATGAACTACAAAAGAGGCTCCGCAAACTTTTGATTAAGCAAGGGGCCATTACGGCTACAGAAGAGGAAAAGCAGGAACTTGATAACGAAGTGAATCCAGAAGACCTTGAACGCCAGAAAATCATTAATCAAATGCAGGCCGAACTTCTAAAGAAACAAATGGAGTCCTTGAGTTTAAAGAACGCCAGAGAAGCCGCGGAAATCGACAAGCTCAATACGGATAATGACAAAGTTAAAGCTGAAATAAGCAAGATCATAGCGCAAACGCAATCTGAAAACGCAGACGCTGGATTAGGCAAGAGTAGAGAGCAGCAAGTCAACGATATGCAATTAATAAAAGAACTTTTACAGGAACAGGAAGCACAAGTTCCACAACAGGGTTCCACCGTACCCGTGAACGGCGCGCAATAAAAGAGGTAGAATTATGCAAGTTGATGCCGAAGAACCCAGTGTAGATTCATCGCCTACACCAACACCCGAGGAAGAGACGGGCGCAAAGACGATCGACCAGGCGAACGTTCCGCAAGAGCGTTTTAATGAAGTCTATCGCAATCAAAAAGAAGCCGAACGAAAACTCGAAGAGCAAGCGAAAGAAACTGAACGCCTACGACTTGAATTGGAGCTGGCTAGAACCCAGGCATCTACGCCTTCTAGCGAACCCTTAACTCTCGAATCTTTTGATTATGACCAAGCGGCCTTGGACGCGGCGATCCTGGAAAAGAAAATCCAGGATAAAGCGGAAAAGATTATTGGCCAGAAAATGAAAGCGTTTGAAGATAAGCGGAACCAGGAGGCACAAGAAAGGCAACAGCAGAAAGACCTTGCAGAGTACACTAATCGTGCGGCGGCATATTCTGCATCGAATCCGAACTTTGACAGGGATATTCGCAATAATGGCGATGCCAAGTTGAGTAATGTTTTGGTGCAGGCAATTATTAAATCACCGGCTGGGCCTCAAATGGAACATTTCTTAATGACCAATGCCTCGGAAAGGAACAGAATTCTTGCTCTTGATCCAGTGCAACAGGCCATTGAGTTTGGACGATTAGAGGCTCGGACCACATCGTTAACGAAGAAAAATCAAACTTCGGCACCTCCGCCAGTAAATGTAATTACACCTGGAGGAACTTCTACCGCAAGTCCGTATGATGATAAATTGAGTATGGACGAGTATAGAAGATCCCGAGGGATGACTTAGGGCCGAAGTTGTATAAGGAATAAGTACCATGGCTAATGCATTAATTACACCAACAATAATTACTAGAGAAGCTCATGCTCAGCTTGAGAATGCTTTGGTAATTGCCGCAAAAGTAGATCGTCAGCATGAGAATGAATTTAAGAAGATCGGGAACTCTGTTTCAATCAGAAAGCCCGTTCGTCTTTCTTCAATTGCCGGTCCTGATATCACATCAAGCATCGTTGACGTTGAGGAAGCAAGTCAAACCTTGACCCTCGATACTCACAGAACCGTACCCATTCAGTTTTCGGCTACGGATCTAACCTTAACCATTGAGGATTTCAGTAATCGATATATTAAGCCTGCCGCAATTCGGTTGGCCGCTGATGTCGAGAACTCCCTCGCCGGTCTTTATACGAATATTTACAATTACACTGGAACGACCGGAACTGTTCCTTCCACGTTGGTTTCTGTTGGAAATGCAGAGGTTTTGCTTACCAATAGCGGACTTGCAGAAGGAATGGAACGTATCGGTTTCTACGAGCCGAATGCCGCCATGAACCTTGCCAATGCTTTAAGTGGAGTTAATCCTACTGGGATTGCTACCAGAGCCATTGAAAAGGCGATGATTAATTCCTATGCAGGGATTGATCTCTATAGAACGGTTCATGCTCCGACTCATACAGCCGGAACGAATGATGGCAGTGGGTTGTTAAATGAGGCAACGCCGCCAACAACCTATGCCCTTTCCAAAGCAAGTTGGACGCAAACAGTCGCTGTGGATGGTTTTACAACCACGGATGATTTTAAGGCTGGCGATATCTTTACTATGGCCACAACTGGCGGTGCAGACGTAGAAGCATGGAATGACCAAACGGGTTCGAGTACCGGGGCATTACAGCAATTTGTTATTACTGCTGACGCTACGATGAGTTCCGGGGCGGGTAATTTAGTGATAAGTCCACCCATTATCACCTCTGGTCCATATAGAACGGTCAATATTGATCCTGGTGATGACGCAGTAATTACCGTCGTTGACAATGCCGGGGAAGTCTCAAAACAGAATATTGTTATGAGTCCTGACGCAATGACATTGGCAATGGCGAATTACGCGGCTCCTAAAGGGTTGAATTCCGAAACGGTTGCCGCTAACAATATTTCCATAACCTATTCTTGGGACGGAGATATCCTTACGCATTTAGAAACCCATCGTTTCGACATCCTTTATGGTGTCAAACTGCAAGTTCCGCAGTTTGCTTGTCGTCATACTAGCTAATTAAACTATGGGGAGGGCTTCGGTCCTCCCTTAATTTAAGAGAGGATTTTATGAGTGAAGATTCAATAAAAGACTTTGGGATATTTCACCCTAGTTACGGTGGCAAGATGATTAACAGAAGTGATTTCCCAAAATATCTAAAAGATGGTTATGTTCACGTGCCTCCTAAAATGGCGGTCGGTCATTCCGAGGGCGATGTTTCGATCGTAGATCTTGATGTTCCAGAGCCCCCGCCACCAGTTAAGAAAAAAAGAAAGTCAAGAGCCAAACCGAAACCCACGGAAGACGAATAAAAGATGGACACAGCGCAAAAAGTTATCGATAAAGCCTTGTCAAAGATAGGGGTAAAAATCCTTGGGGTCAGCGTTTCAGCGGACCAGTACACCGATGCGATTGAAAGCCTAAACGACATGATGACTTCTCTGGATGGAAATGGAATTAACCTTGGATACTCAATCGTAAGTGCCAAAGAAGATTCCGTAACGATTCCGGACTTTGCGTCTGCTTTCGTGAAATCAAGGCTCGCATTAAAATTGGCTTCTGATTACAACATCACCGCCGCAGTAGAGCTTCAAAATGAAGCGAAGGCAGAAAAGAAGGCCGTATTGTCATATTTGGTAAAACAGAACCTGGGTAAAGGCCGGCTTCCATCCACATTACCCTTGGGCGGTAGTTGGATTAGCGGCGAGGCTAGATATCCAGCGGATGAAGACATTGACGCCGTAACTTCAAGTGGAAACTATTTAGAGGATGAACAAGGATTCAAAATTGCGGGTCCGGATCAATACGAGGAGAGCAACTAATGAGTAGAAGTATAGACAATTGGATCTACAAAACAACGATCGAATCC